CTTGTACCGAAGGGGGTTCGGTAGGGGGTTGGTAAGGGGGTTCGGTAGGGGGTTGGTAAGGGGGTTCGGTAGGGGGTTGGTAAGGGGGTTCGGTAGGGGGTTGGTAAGGGGGTTCGGTAGGGCTAGATTTTGTTTTACTTACAAATCCTTTAATTTGTGAATCTATAGCGTGTCTTTGTGAAATATACGCAAACTCTGCCATACCAGTTAATTTTGGTTCAATACCATCAAATTGTTTTTGGAGTAGTGCGGTCAAAAACTCACATCTATCTTCATTTGACAAGTTCATTGCCACATCATAATAACTTCTGTAGAAGTTGAATGCTTTTCTTTTTTCCATAATAATAAAAAAACCCCCGTATTTCTTCTCTTGCTTCTGACTTCAAGGAATACTTTACAGGGGTTCTATAATTTCTTTAATGTCCTGTGTTGTCAGAAGGGACAATAATAAATATAGGGGTCATATGTAAAAGATAAATATTATCCAACAAAAACTTTTCCTAAAATCCCTATATTTATTTATATGGAAAAAATAATATGTAATTCGTGTCAAGTTGAAAAAGACATAACCTCATTCTATAAGTGTAAGCAATGTAAAGATGGTGTTAGTAAGGTCTGTAAAATGTGTAAAAATCAAGGGAGGCTTTCAACAAAAGGTCAGTCAACTACACACCCCTTTAATATCAAGTTTAGACAAAATAGTGATTTACATTTTTCAATGGCAGGAACCACTCCAAAAGATTACAAGGATATGTGGGAAATCTTGAGCCTAATGGGTTATAATCTTGAAAAGGACATACACCATCAGTTTGTAGATAAAATCAACCAGACCCTCTTAAAACCCTTGAAATACAAAAAGAAAAAACATATTACATCATTCCTCCCAAATGGAGACCCACACCCTAACAGAAGACAAAAAAAAACCCCTACCGAATAGTAGGGGAAAAAGGTGGATGGCAGTAGGAAAACCTTTTTTTTGGTGTCTTACTTATAAATATTATTCTTCAGTAAACTTATCAGTGATGAACTTATCAATAGCATCTAATCTCTCACCAATCTCTTTGCTATAACCGTTGATACAATAATCAACGAGAACGTTAGTCACCCCGACGATTTCTTTAAGTTTAAGATTTACACCTATCTGTTTGGAATAATCAAACACAAACTTTATCTGTGATTGTGTTACAATTTGTCTGTCTTTATCTTGTGCCATATTAGTATTTGTCTGCGAGCATCTCCTCGTATGCTGATTGTATCTCAAGAAAATTATTCATATATTCTTCTTGGTCTTGTAATTGTTTATTCATAACCCATTGTTGGTATTGAAAATCCATATCACACGGGAAAATATCCTCTTCAAGCATTTCTTCCAAAAATCTTTTAGTCATTCCCATTATTGTTTTGTGTATTTTGATAAGTGATACTGATAATAGGTCTCTTGCCTTTTGATTTCCTGCTCTGCGAAAATCAGTTGTTCCAATTTGTTTTTAGTTCTTTCCATTTCTAATTTGTTTATAATATAAATATAACAACATACCTATATGTAGTCAAGTAATAAATAAAAAAAAAGTCAAATATTTTTAGTATCTGACTTTTTTAAGAAGGGGGGGTTTGGTAAAGCATCTACGATAGAAATGGGAAAAAACAAACAAGAGAACCTCCCCCCCTAATAACTATTATAACTAATAGTATCTTGGTAATCAATATTTAGTCACAATTTAATAGTTTTCCTAATGGGTCTAATACAACCAAATTGGTTACAGATTCACCCCTATAAGTTCCCAAATTACGACCAGGAACAATAATTTCTCCGTTGGATTTTATAAAATTAAAAGTGGTTAGATTACTGCTACTAGAAAATCCACCACCCGTATTAAAAGTAGAATCAATACTACCATTATTATTTAATCCTACAATCAGTCCTTGTGTAGTTGATTGGTAACCACTAAATAATCCAGTCACAACATATCTATTATTGTTTTTAGTAATAGATAATACCCTAGTTGAGACCGGCCCTGTAAATCCTGATCCAACAACAAAAGTATTATCAATAGAACCATCACCATTTAATCTCACAATTTGTGATGACGCATTACCATTATATCCTGAAAAAGCCCCACCAACCATAATTTTACCATCAGATTCCACATTTACAACTAAAACATTGTTATCAAATCCAGTTCCAGCACTAAAAGTCGCATCAATAGAACCATTAGTTTCTAATCTAACTATCCTATTTATTGAAGTAGCACTCACACCTGTAAAAGCCCCTCCAACTACTATTTTTCCATCGCTTTGTAACGCCATCGCAATCGCAGGATTACTTGTTGGTGTAAAAGTACAACTAAAACTTGGGTCTATTGAACCATCACTATTTAATCTTGTAATTCCTGATAAACTTACACCACTATATTGTGTTATAGCACCACCAACTAATATCTTATTATCTGGTTGAACTAAAATACTATTGATTGTACCAGTAGCACCTGTTCCTGATTGGAATGTTGTATCTCTTGAACCATCACTATTTAATCGTAATATTCTTGCTATACTAGTTCCGCTATATCCTGTAAAAGTTCCTCCACATAATATCTTACCATCACTTTGTAAAGCAATTGAGTTTATAGTAGCACCCGTATTAAAACCAGCACCAATTACAAAGGAAGTATCAATACTAAAATCTGTATTTAATCTTATTATTTTATTGTAAGATTGACCTTTATATGTCTGAAAAGATCCAGCAAATATGAACTTTCCATCAGGTTGTTCTATAAACTCTGTAGCATTATTATTAGTTGATGTTGCGCCTGTAAAGTTTGGTGTTAAATCATAACAATCAAATTGAGAGTCAGATACGGACATAGTCAAACTATCAGTACTCTGTAGAATTGGGGTCTGAACTGATATTAAACCTGAACCATATGTATCAGTTGAATACAAAGTGTTATTCACATAAGTATCAATCTTTGCGTCCCCTTGTTGAAGGAGCATTAGGATACTTCCATATGGAGAACCTTGAGTATTATTTATTTCTGTGTTAGAACCACTAATCAAACCACCTACAAATAGGGGTAAAGTTCCACCAGTTATGGTGACATCACCAGTCACACTACTCGGCGTGGATAATGTCGTGATTACCGCTGAAGCCGATGTATTTGATATTGAAAAACTCATATTTTTTTATGTTTTTATTTTAATTTATTTATTTAATGTAGGATTCAATCAATTCAATATGTCCGTCCATATAAGATACATCGTGAATCATACCTAACTCTTCATCAATCTCATCCATAAGGTCATAGAAATCATCAACCAATATCTCCGCTTGGTTAAGTTGTTCCGTTGTAGCCGTCTTATCTTCAAGCACCTTGGCTTCAATCTCAAATACATTATCTGCGATTTGAGCCGCACTTCTAATCATACCAGCAGTTTCATCGTCAGGGTTCATATCCATAAGATGTTGGAATGTCGCCTGTGCGCCAGGACAGATGTAGAAATACTTTGTCTCATAACCTAATACACTCATCTCACTAAACTCAACTGGTTCAATCAATAAATCATCATTCATAACAATAGGAGTATTTGGAACTACAACACGAGAAGCACATTCTCTGTAGGCTTGTTTATAGTCGGTGCCAGTCGCTCGTTTTCTTGCGATACATCTACCCAACGCTGAATCAGCAGGAATGTCTGTATCGTCAAACTTACCCCACCATCTATAATATTCTGAATAAGCATTAAGACAATATCCCATTCTTTTTTTCATCATAGGGTACATTTCTTTCATCTTGGAATTAGCAGAACATCTTTTTAGATAGACGCCTCTTGCCTCTTTTCTTCTAGGTTGAAGGACAAACTTATCTTCCTTCTTTTCTTTAGACATTTTAGTTTTCTCCAACTGACTATAACAAACTGCTAATCTCTGTTCCATATTTGGGAACTCGTCCGCAACCTTCACAGCACATCTTGATATAAAATCGTTGTCGGTTTCCTTATCAGTTTTTATTGGTAATGGCATTACTTAAAGATTAACTTGTGATTTTAATTTTTTATTTTCAAGGTGCAGTTCGTCAATTTTTAATTCTAACTCCTGAACCTTAACATTCAATAATTCTATTTCTGACCTCAAGTCAGTTATAATTTGGCTATACAACAATATAGATTTTTCCAAGTTGGATAATATCAAATTATCTGTCTCGGCTTTTGTCTTTCTCTTACCAGCAAAATACGAGGCTATACTCGTTATTACATTACTTCCTAATATTGCTAAAATAGTTTCTATATTCATATCCTTATATTTTTACCAACCACAACAAGCCCAAGTTGGGTCTCCATACAATACAGAAGTTAATACACCTCCACCAGGCCCAACATTTAGATTTTGGTAGCGAGGGCCGTTATTCAAGTGAATACCACTAAAGTAATTCTTACCCAAATGGGGTCTTAATCCGTCTGTGGAGGTATAAGTATAAACTAATGGATAGTTTGATTGATTAAATATCAATTCTTCAATCATTCGTCTCTCAAAGAACTGGCTTCTATCATCCGCTGCTGTCTGCATATACTGCATCTCGGATATGGTAATAGTTTTTTCAGAACCATTAACAATACCATTATTTTTAATTCTCATAAAAATTGATGGTAATGCTTCCGCATATGCCGCCCATATTAACATCGGTTGAACGAAGTATTGAAGGAAATTATTATTTATATCAGTTAGGGTACTAGTTGCAACCTCATTTAGTAATTGTACGTAATAAAGACGACCTATAATATATTCCAATTTTGTCTGTTGAACTACACCAATAAATGGTAATAACACAGCAGAGGTTACGTTTTGGTCTATATCAGTAAAGTTTTTTAATTTATTCTCTGATACTAATAATATATTTTGAGGTACTAATGCTTGAGACATATTATATTGGGTTAATAGTTTCGTCTTTTACGACATCTACATTTTTATTTACATCTATCGTTGGTGCTGCGTCCTTCATAGTCACCATCTCAAATTGCTTAATTTCTATTTCAGTTGGAACACCAGCATCTCTGATTGTTAATAACTTTTGGAATACACCTTTAATCTCATTCTGTAATGGTTTAATTACAAGGTTTTGGAAGTGGTCTTGGGCTTCAAGATGGTCTGCAGTTCCCAACTTACCTGGTGTCATAATACCCAATAATTCAGGTGATGATATTTGGTGAGCGGTCAAGATTGCTTCTTGAACCATCGCATTCAATTCAACCCATAATTTATCAGACCCATTATTTTGGATTGGTGTAATCTCGGGTGCTTGTTCCTTACCATCAGCAAAAGTTAAAAATAACTTACCACTTACGTTAGAACCAGCATATTTTGCAACCATCGTATTATAGATTTCCTCTCGTTGCTCGGGGTCAGGAACACCATTATTTAATGCCACAAATAAACTCGGTGATAGACCATTAACAATATTGTTAAAGTGCCAGTTGAATATCTCTACTTGAGTTGAAATGGCTGTAGCAGAACCCCAATAAGTTGGAGTTGGATAGTAGTTGTTTCCCGCAGAGTGTGTGGTATAATAAAATACCTGTGATGGGCTTTCATCTTGTATATCAAATGCTGGTAATTTACGAGGTATAAACTTCTTGGGATAAGCCCAATCTGAACTATAATAGAAATTATGTATTCTATCGTGCATATCTGACTTCTCGGCTCTTAATTTGGAGAAGTCCATATAATACATATCAAATCCTGTTTCTCTGTCTTTTCTCCATACAATATTGATGGCAAAACCTCCATATAAAATGAAGTCAAGAACACACTTGTCCCATATATCATAGATATGGTCTCCAATGCTATTAGCCATCAATAACCTATTATCGTCCCCTAATTTCAACGATATTGATTCTCCCCTTGTACCATACCATTTGGAAGTTATAGCGGCTCTATGAGTCGGAGAAGTGTTGTAAAGACGTATTAACTCTTGAGGAGCCAAGTTGGCAACACCAAAGAAAACCCAAGGCGTTCTTGTATTGATAATAAGGTTTTCCTCAATCAGAGGCACTCTCGCCGTAGCAAAATCAAATATTTGTAAAAAATCGTTATTCTTTTTTATTTCTTCGTTCATAATTATAAATATATTATTTACCTCATTCCATCATTATTGATTTATAGTTGTACCAGAAGGTAATGGTGTTGGTAGTGGTGGAACATAAGGCCCTTGATAAACTGATAATGTTAAATCTTTAACCCATTCGTGCTCGGGATAAATTGAATTATCTATTTCTTCACTTGAAATAAACCAATTCTGATTCACATCTAGTGTTGGATTGAAATATACATCAGGGCATACTAGTTGTCCTACTAAACTATCTTTTTGATGTATTGTGAGTATTGCTACAAGTTGTTCCATTTTAATATGTATTTCGTCCTAATGTTGTTTGGAAAGTGTTTATTATGGTTGATAATGTTGATACTTGTGCTGCGGTTAATCCTGAACCAATAGTCGCAAATGTATATTGGTTTGCGTAATATTGTTGAGGACTTCCATTATTATTAAACGCTCCAATATAATTGTTAACATTTATAACACCTCTAATAGCACTAAAACTACTAAATAGAGTTCCATTTCTGTATATCGCATCAATAGTTCCTCCACTTGAAGCGGCTATAATCATACCTTGTCTGCTAGATGATACAGGACCATCACCACCAGAACTTAAACCATAAAACCAACTAGCAACTCCAGATTGTCCTATTAAACAATATCTTGTTGGAGAGGCGGCACCTATGTAAATCCTACCCGTACCAACTGGTGCGTTATTATTGCTAAGATAAATACCTAAATGCTGACTATTCAAGGTTTGTGCCGATGGAGCCAAGAATGTATCAGCATAAGCAGTTGTTCCGTTTGATGTCGCACCAGATGTATCAAAAGTCCAACCACCAAAGAAGGTCAATCTATATCCAGCATCTGTATCAACAGGATTTTTACCATTAAACTTACAACCATTACTATTACCTCCCAATAGAGGATAGAATGCTGTAATCTTGTCATACAATCCATTACTAACCAAAGAGGTAAATAATGTGACAGTTGCCGCAGATACAGTTGAAGTAATACCTGTTCCACCCGCATCAACAACCGCTCTCAAATAAGCATTTGCTTGAGTTGTTCCACTTGCTGGTGGAGTGGAACTTGGTGTTTGTGTTTGTGTTGGTGTTGAAGTATTTGTTGGTGTTAGTGTATTTGTAGGAGTATTTGTTGGAGTATTTGTTGGGGTTTCTGTATTTGTTGGAGTGGGGGTATTTGTTGGGGTTTCTGTATTTGTCGGTGTTAGTGTATTTGTAGGAGTATTTGTTGGAGTTGTAGTATTAGTTGGTGTTTGTGTAATCGTAGGTGTTTGAGTTGGAGTTTCGGTATTTGTAGGGGTCTGTGTTTGAGTTTGACTTGGAGTATTAGTTGGAGTAGATGTATTCGTAGGTGTTTGTGTTGGTGTTTCACTTGCAGTATTAGTTGGTGTCACAGTTGGAGTTTGAGTATTCGTCGCTGTGATACTTGGAGTTGGGGTCTGTGTAGGACTAGCCGTATTAGTCGGTGTTAAAGTATTTGTTGGAGTAGGTGTCTGTGTTGCACTAGCCGTTATGCTTGGTGTTGGTGTCTGTGTTTGAGTACCAGTATTTGTTGGAGTTTGTGTAACCGTAGGTGTCTGTGTTTGAGTATTAGTTGGCGTTGGAGTAGGTGTCTGCGTAGTTGTACTAGTATTAGTTGGTGTTTGAGTATTAGTTGGCGTTGGAGAAGCAGTAATACTTGGAGTTGGAGTAGGACTTAATCCTGGTGTCGGAGAAGGTGTTGGAGGGTTTATCTCATCAGGAGCAAATATTGTATTAGAGTTAAACTCATCATCAGAAATAAACTCAAAATAATTTTCATTTGTTGTATCCGCACTCACAACAATAAACTCGGCAATACCATTTTCTACCAACTCGGTGGCTAATAATGGATTTAGATTACCCGAACCAAATGGTTGGGCGTACACATAATAATTATATTGTCCTTCATAAGGAAATGCTATTTGACCCACACCTTGACCTTCAACAAACTCAAATTGATTATACCTCGTTGGATGCGGTGATACATCAGGCAAGATAAAATCTACCTCTTTTTTTGAGAATATATGGATAAATTGAAATAAGTATTCAGGGTCACAAACAGTAGTATTCTGTGTGAGCGTTACAACAATCTTATTAAGTTGGTTGGATTTTAATAATATCATTTGTGTATAAAATAATCACAGAGGAGTTATTATAAACCCCCCTGTGATAAATAGTTATTCTACTGTTATACCTGAAACAACTGAATAGATAGTTCCACTCAATTCATTCATAGGTAATTGTTCTAACGCTTGTAGAGTCAAGTTATATCCCTGTCTATCTCCTAAAGCAAGACCAGTCGCTGATGAACCAGCGGAAACGAACATTCCATATTCCTCACCAAGTAAGAAGTACGCGCCGTTATTGTCCTCAAATATTACCGCTAATCTGAAGTTTTGTGCTAGTGTTTTTATGATATTTCTTTTGTATTGTTCCAACTTTGCGAAGAACATAGTAAGTTCCTGTGTGTAGAATACTGTACCATTCTCAAGTGAAGCATTTATAGTTTCTGTCATCTCAGAAGTAGTCCTGATTAACTCAAAAGAATAAAATGTTCCTGTTCCTGTGATGGACGTAATCGTGTCTCCCGAGTTCTTTACTACTGATGTCACATTATCAAAATCAGTAATCCAAACTCTATTAACACCACCTGCGTTGTCTCTACAACCAAAAGTAATACCTTGTGCTAAATTACAACTCATTTGTATATTATATTTAGTTTTTTAGTTTATTAGTGTAAATAGGGGGGTTATTCACCCCCCATATATTATAGTCCATTAGTCACAAAGAACTGTGGAAACGCAATTGCGGTTCCTAATTTCCAAGCAGACATAATACGTACCTCTTGGAAGTCCATACTCCACCAAGATCTGAATGAATCCTCATCAGACATCAAGTCAACTCCAACAAGGAAGTATTGCATCGGTGCTGCTGCGATTAAAGAAGATCCGTTAAGACCTGGTACACCAACAACCTTGTATTTAGTTTGTGGGTGGAATGTCTCATATACTTGACCCAAAGTTGGTTCAGTAAAGTGGAAGTTGTTTACGTTTCTTAACGCCACCATATAACACTTGAATTGTTGTTGAGACATAAAGATTACAATATCGTCTCTGTCATAGATGTTTCTATCTAAAGCGTTGATGATATTATCCACTTGAGTTAATACAGCATTAGCCTTCTCAATAGTTGAAGAACCAGTTACAGAACATAATGCTGTAGCACCAGTCAATTCAACAACACCAGCAGTATTACTTAATAATTCAATAAATCCAGAGAAAGTTGAAGTTCCTGATGAAGCATTCCATAACAAGTCCTCATTATATCTCTTGATTTGTTTTGTCTGAAGGTCAACAATAGCCTGCTCAAATGGTGCAGTTTCGTTGTAAGAACCAGCGTTTAGGTATTGACCTAACCATAAAGTGTTTAGTTGCTCCAAACATAAAGATTGGTTTACTTTAAGTGCTTGCACCGCCAAAGGTACTGCTGTAAAGGTTACTTCACCTGCATTGTTCCATCCGCAAGTTGTACCAGTTTGAACTGATAATGTCTCCTCCAATAAGTTTACATTTTGAGTTCCTTTAATACCAGGAATAACATTAACGTAAGACATAGTTATGGGGGACAATACTGCTTCAGATATAATATCAGATGAAAGTTGGTCTACATACTCTGACAATCCGCCAAGGTCGTAGTTGAAATTCATTTTTTGTAATTTTTTCATTTTGATAATAAATTAGTTTTAGTTTAGTTTTTATTCATCGCCTTTCTCAATCTCTTGAATGATTCAATACGGTCATTTTCAGATTTAGATTCGGTGAATGTTTTTTGAGTAAATACTCGGTCACCCGCAGGTTCTTTTGAGAACTTTTGGACTTTGTTTTCTAGTTGAGTTTGTCTTGACACTAGAATATCAAGTTTGTTTTCAAGATTTTTTAATGCTTGAGAAAAAAGTTCAGCAATCTTTTCAACTGCCATATCTTCTTCTTCAACATTCTCTCTTTCAGTGATAATACCATCTTTGGTAATAACTCTAATCTTTACCTCTTTACCACTTTCGTCTTTTAGGACAACTTGGTGCTCACCATCGGGAGCAGGTACTTTAGAATCACCATCAAGGACAAATACTTCTTCACCGACATCAAAGGTTTTAGATTCTACTTTAGCACCTTGTGCGGTTTCAGCAATTACGAATGCCTCGTCCTTACCTTTCTCCTTGATGCCCATAATTGCTCCACCGACAATAGAAATCATCTTTCCATCTGCGGTCTCATAAGTTCCATCGGTGAATGGTAGTAAAGTGCCGTCATAAGAAACCTTCCTGATTAAACGACCCACAGTTGGGGCGTCACCTTCAACTCGCATAATCACTCCGTCTTTCAACTTCACGTCAGCGAACTTTTCTTCTTTTTCATCGTCAACTTTTACTTCCATTTCCATTTCACCCATATCAATCTTGGTGATTTTAGAATCCTCATCTACTTCAATTTTAGTTCCGTCCATTAACATATGCTCTCCAGCAGGTGCGGGGATAAGTCCCTCTTCTGTGGCAACATATATCATAGCCCCCAATTCTAGTTCACCTTCCATTTTTACCGTCACTCCTTGGTCTGTTTTTGACTCAAAGAATACTTGTGGAGATAGACCCAAAATCTGCTTAATCTTTTGTAGGGTTTTGTTACTATTCATCTTATATTGATTTTAATAGTTGTTTTATTTGGTTTATTTGTTCTTCCTGTTTGGAAAAAACTGCTTTTTCCCTGAATAGACCCTCAACTGAAAATCCACTCAAGTTATTTTGTTTAACAAGTTCCCATATTTTTGGGTCTTCTACCTTCATTTGGACGAACCAAGTACCAGCAGGCAACTCAAAACCATAATTGGCTGACTTGTCCTTGATGGGGTCTTCACTAATCCAACTTTCAGTAACATAGACCTTGTCTGAACCTAACTTAATTCCGTTATGTTCTATGGAGGTTTCGTCAGTCCTTTTTTGTTTTAAGAATCTATTAGCCATTTTTCTAATAGAATCCTTTGAGAAATAGACATAATATTTGTTTCCAAACATATCGTATCTATGTATCATCTTATTTGGAATCATCGCTGCTCCAACAATAATCATCTTGTCTTCACTAGCGACAGCAAAAGTCATTTTTTCGTTTTCAAGTTGTTTGAGTTTCCTTTCAGAATAAGTAAGTCCTGCTTCTCCTCCCCAACTATCATACATCAATTTACCACAACCATCTTCGTATGTCTTGGAACTCTCCAAATCAACCTTGTGTCGTGATAAATAACTATACATACGCTTCAACGTGTCAACTGAAATGGGTTCACCCTTGGCTAATTGGGATGCCCGAGTTTTTCCCACCTGCGTTCCACAAGAACCCCAACCATTCTTCTCTGCATATTTGACTGCTCTTGCGGCAGCATTCTTTACACCTTCAGGATAATCACTAATCGCTTCAGCAAAATCATCTTCGGTCATCTGAATTGGAACACAATTAGGGACTTCTTTACCATCCAATATCTTTGTTCCAATTGCTTCATATCCCTCCCAACAAGCATCTTCAAGTCCCTTTTCTTCAGCAAACAAATTAGGGCCTGTTCTTGGCATTCCTGGCATCCACTGATTTTGTGGTGTTGGTGAATCAATAGTCGGGCCTGGTCTTGTGTCAGGTTGTAATCCTGATGATAATGGGTCTGTTTGTATTAGACCTCTCGTTGAATCACCAGAGTTTCTAATCTTACCTTCTGGTTGGAATACCAACTTAACCCAAGTGTGTCTGCAGTTGAATGAACCTCTCCAAGTGAATATATCATAATTACCGAACTCGGGGTTTGATAGTTGTTCTATGTCTTCTATTCTATACACTCTGTTCTTTGCCAACATATCAGCACAAAACTTTCTATTCTTATTGTCTCTCGGCCCAACATACTTGAATCTAATTCTAAATTGGACTGTGTCTTCGTATGATTCAGCATTAGGATCAGAGAACCTCTCACGGCTCATTTTAAGTATTCTCTCGGGGTTCATCTGTTCTACACGACTTACCACCCACCCTTGACTGATTAAGTCGTTGTACGACTCCCCTAATGTGTCTAAAAGAGGATTAGAAGAACAGAAGTCGTCCTCCACAATTCTATATGTTATAGAATTGTCATCAAGGGTGGGTGCGTCCTCATTATTAAAGGCAATCCAATTTTCCTCGTGAGCGGGACTACCTACCAAAGATATTGCTTCTATCCCTGATTCCTCAAAATCTTCGTCTATGAGTAATTCTACGATTTTCATTCTATATTAAATATATTTTATTATATGTTATGCCATTATATCAACGACCTTGATTTTATGGTTCTATCAAATTGTTGTTGGTTAGACATATCTTGTGCCGTCACGTAAGTCCTAATAGGTCTGTTGTTTGTATTTCCCTGCATAACATCTACTAATGATTGATTACCCACCGATCTCGGTAAAGAAGTATTTGGTAGATTTCCTGTATCATTCATCGCCATCAATAATGGTGAGAACATTTCAGCAGATCTTGAGTTCATAACAAACTCACCATTTGACAACATCGCTGGTATGGAGTCAGTTATTGACCCTCCATCACCAAATACAAATCCACCCTGATTACGACGAGCAACAACACTAATAGGTGCGGGGGTTGATGGTGCTGCGGTTGATAATGACCCTCCTGCTTGTTCTCCTCCTTTGACTTCTCCTTTAGCCTTGGTAAAAGCACTTATTCCTGCCGCTACAATAGCCGCCGCTTGTGCTGCGTATAGAACCAATAATGGAACGTTCTGTGGGAAACCTGCCTTTAATGTTGCTGCAAAACCTTTAGCGACATCCGCACCTGTTCCTGCTTGGTCTATTGCTATTTTCTTTAATGCTGCCGTAGCGGTTGCCTTCAAGTCAGCCAGTCGTAATAATTGTTGTGCCACGAATGCCGCTTTACCTATTGCTGTTTCCTGACCTGCTATTTCTGATATAGCACTTACTATTCCTGAACGAATACCAATCTTTTCTTGTGCTGCAGTTCGTTCATCATCAATAGCCTTGAATAAGTCCTGTCTTTGTTTTTCTAATTGTGCTGCGACCCTTTGATTTTCTCTCGTCTCATAATCTTTTCTTACTTTGGCAAGTTCCTCCTCCTTTAACATTTCTAATGTTATGGTCGCTTCATTATTCAATATAGCCGCAGCAACAAGGTCTTCGTATTTTTTATTGATAATACCTAATTCAATATTAGCATCATCTTGTAATGTTTCTGTCCCCGCAGCCCTTAACTTTTGTAATTCAACCTGTAAGTTTTTTTCTTTTTGTATCTTTTGTAATTCTCTTTGTTCGTTCTGTTTTGCAAGTTCCTCTTCCTTCAACTTATAAACAGCGTTGAATTGGTCTTGTATCTTTTGTCGTTCTTTTGCGGTAAGGTTCAACGCATCAAGTTCAGCCTGTGCCCTTTGTTTTTCTAACGCCAATTTTTCCTCATCGGTCTTTGCCAATAGGTCTTTTTCAGCATCAAGATATTTTTTATAAACATCTTGTGCTGCCTTCAATCTTTGCTCCTCTTCCTTCGCAGCCTTTTCTGCTGCTTCTTTTCTTTTCTGTGCTGCCTCGGCTTCTGCCTGTTGTCTTTTTTCTAATTCTTCTTTTTCTGCTGCGGTTAATTCCTGTGAACCTTGCTCAAACCTTTTATATGCTTCCATACCACTATCCACCGCAGCATTTACAGAATTACCCAACTGATCTATACCAGCACCAATCATTTCAGTATCTAGTGTAAAAATACCCACTAACAACTTACCTGCTCCAATACCCGCTTCTTTAATTAGTGAGAATAAACCATATAAAGTAGAATAAACAACCCCAATAGCCTGTGTGAAATATGGTAAAGCATATTCAACCATTTCTATGAATACATCCAATACTGGTTCAAATGCTGCGAATATACCACCAAGTATTTTTTGGAACGCTTGCATAACAGGTTCCAACTTTTTCATCGCCTTCTCGTTTTCTGTAAAAGCAGCAACTAGTCCACCAATCAAACCTACAAGTAATCCAATACCCGTAGCCCGAAGTGCTGTCCCAAAACTTTTGGTATTTAATTCTAATGACTTGAACCCTTTAGCTAAACTACCAAGTGGGCCAGGTGCCGCTTCTAATGCTCCACCTAAATCTTCAGCACCAATTTTAGCAGCCTCTAACGAGTCCTCCATATCCCTGATTTCTGCGGCTTTTCTGTTGAACTCATCTGTTCCCACAGTCAGGGCTCTCATCTCCTTCCTTAAATCACGTAGTGCTTTTACTGATGCATTAGCCATTCTTCTTTCTCAAGTTTAATTTTTTTATTAAATTATAGTTTCTTACCAATCCTTTTATATTCTCAATTTCGTTGAGGTATGTTTCTACTTGTTTGGGACTATTACTTATTACTTCGTCAGTTATAAACTTCATATTTTTATATTATTAAAGGGGGTCAGACACAACATTCACTAATAGTTCCACCTGATATAGTAAGGAAGTCAAATGTTGGACTTGCGACCTCACCACAAGCAGGTAGTGGAGCACATTGTATATCACTTGTAGCAATAACTACACTACCAACTGTTCCACCAGATATGTAGGTAGTTCCTGTTGAACTATCGCTATAATGTGCTATTACATTCATATTAAATGGAGCATTTATTGTAGTTCCGCTACAACCATTAAAGAACTCTATAATCGTATCTGTTGTGCTTGCGAAATATCCAGGACAATCAAAACATTCACCAGGAGCACTTTGTTGGGTTGTTATTGTATAACAATATGGATTAGGTGTTGGTGTCGGTGTTCGGGTAGTTGTTGCAGTTGGGGTGGTAGTATTTGTTGGTGTTCCTGTGTTAGTTGGGGTTGAAGTTGGGGTTGTTCCCGCAGGTGTTGAGGTATTAGTTGGTGTTGTTGTTGGAGTTGTAGTATTAGTTGGTGTTGGGGTTGGAGTAGGACAAACCAACGACCCAAGAGAATACTCAAATGATGAAACTGCATTTCTCATAGCCGTATTACTGAATGTTGAGTAAAATCTATAATAACCCTGTGGTATGGATGAACCAGAATAATAAAACTCCAAACTTCTATATGTATTAGATGTTGTATAAACGGGTAAACTAGTGTCCCCAATAAGTCCATATTCCCCATCAGGGCAAACAGCACAAGAAGGAACTAAAAGGGAGACCCAAGTAAAATCACCGCTCCAACTATTTACACTATTAAGAAGTAAAATAGGGTCTTGATTATAACTCATTACTGAACTTACCAAAGAAAATGCTGTTACTCCCCACCCTGAATAACTAATATATGCGTTCATCTGTGCCTCAAATGTTGCTAATACTGTAGATGGTGCGGATGGAACAGAGTTAAACCCTTTCCAAGTACTACCTTGAGCTGTCATCCAAGAGGCTAATGCTACTCTGCCACTATTGGAATCAAATATACCCCATACCAGAGGATTAGAACAAAATGAAGGAGTTGGAGTTGTTGTTGGAGTTGTTGTAGTAGTTGTTGTAGTAGTTGGAGTTGTTGTAGTAGTTGGAGTTGGACTTGGGGTTGGAGGAATACAAGATCCTGAAATAGTTAAACCATCACATATTACTAATGGTAGTTCCGCCTCCATACAGGCAAAACTACCAAAGGTTAGGTTATAAGATGTCGCCGAACCATCACAAGTAGTTCCCGAAATAAACTTTGTTCCACCACTATCAAAAGGGTCATTATGTAGGTATGTTATACAACTCATATTACTTATAAATATATTTTTTTATTTTATTAAATTATTGATAATGATATATCTTCAGTTGGTGGTAATGGTACATATTCAATTAGTGGTAAATCTTTTACCCACATAACATCAGGATTTGTATTATTATCTATTTCTTGAGTTGATATAATCCAATCTCCATTTCCATCTTGTACTGGATTGAAATACCAATCATATTGGACTTCAACTCCAACTAATTGGTCTTTTTGTTCTATTGTTAATAATCCTACTATCATATATTTTTTTTTTATTTTAACAAGTCACACTTCTGCTTAATGATGTTTGATATGTTTGTACTGCGTTGTATAGGTCGGTCATTTGTAGAGTCGTTAGTCCATCCGCGATAAATGCGAAGGATAATGTTTGATTAGCATAAGTTGTATTAAATGGTGCATTAGCAACTGATAAAACAAATAAGAATTGTTCTACTGTTCCAGGTCCAGGAGTATAAGTGCTACTCGCAGATACTACTAAATTATTACAACGATATAGACCATAATTAGTTGATGAGTTCCTGTTATTGATATAGAAGCCATCAATATTTCCAGTATTAGCACTTGTTATAGCACCAGGAAGATCTGGCCCATTTCTAATAGCCCATCTATTTGGATTCAGGTTAGTATGAGTTTGAACGAATGGTGCTGACTGAAACCCTCCCATAATACACTCCGCTGATTGTAGTGGTGTATTTTCAGTAAGTTGATAGAATCCGTGAGATATTGAATTAGCACTCCAAGATCCGTTTAAGTATCCTGTTCTACCATAAGCATTAGAACCATTACCTGTGGCACCACTAACTCCGTGAGACATACCACCAAACCAAGTTATAGTGTATTGACTTGAAGTTAAAGCGTTTATAGCGTGAGATGCTGCAGTTCCTCCAACGAATGGATACATAGCCTTCAACCTTGTATAAACACCAGTTGATTTCAAGGTTGTAAAGAAGGTATTAGTTGCCGCTGATATAGTTGGACTCAATGTACCTCCTGATAATAATACTCTTCCCAAATATGCCGCTGCGTCAGAGTCAAATGCTACATTTGATGGAGTTGGGGTTTGAGTAGTGGTTGTTGTCGGTGTATTTGTATTAGTTGGTGATACAGTTGGACTTGCAGTAATCGTTGGTGTTTGAGTATTGGTTGGTGTTTGAGTAGTTGTAGGAGTTTGAGTATTGGTTGGTGTCTGTGTCACCGTTGGTGTTTGAGTATTGGTTGGTGTTTGAGTAGTTGTAGGAGTTTGAGTATTGGTTGGTGTCTGTGTCACCGTTGGTGTTTGAGTAGTTGTAGGAGTTGATGTTTGAGTAGTTGTAGGTGTTGGTGTTGGTACTTGAGTAGATGTTGGAGTTGGTGTTGGTGTTGCACTTGGAACAGGTGGAACAACTGAACCATCCTGAACCACATCAAATGCTGTGAAACCAGTACAATTACAATCAGAATAAGCATTTACGAAGTTTGGAGTAAATCCTGATGAAATATAATAATGTTGATAATTATTGTTTTCGTTGTAAGACCCTTGAACTACTTGATGACACCCCAACGCATTTACATCATCATCAAATAAGGTTACATAATTTCCTATGTAAGCATATAAATTATAATTCAAGTCAGAATTACTATATCTTGTTGCCCCCGATACACAAGGGATTAAGTCATAATATAATTTCCTATGTTCGTCATAGGTCTTTGTAAGTTTGACTAGTTCCAAATCACAAATAGATGGTTCTAACAAATTGAAATTATCTATTTTATTTATCCTAAATAATGAGTTTTTAATTAGTATTGTTTCATTAAATAAAAGTGATTTTACTTCATTTGGGGTAAGGTATATTTTTAGTTTGTATATCTTATTTTCAGGACTGATTAGGTCATCAATATAATCTTTGTAATAGATGTCATATAAGTCCTCTGCTACGAACTCAAACTCTCTTGGTTGAATGGTAGTAAGGTCTTCTCCTCTGAAGTTAATATAATGAGAAAAACCACTATAATTAAAAGGATAGGTTGTGAATCTATTGATGTTTGTAAATCTTGTTTGTGGATATGTTGTCCCAAATGACTGCATATACCAAGTTTGTAATTGTGTTGCACCAGTTCCAATAAAACCATAGTTTAATGATGGTAGTGTCAATCCCCTAAATACAACACGAGGTAATATCTTAAATGGTTGGAACTGTTGTAATGTCGTACCAGTGACATCAGTATTTTTGATTTTTGAGAACGATGATAGGGTTAAATAATTACTCTGTACGCTATTGATGGTTATGTCAATAGGAGACGAGAATATGTAGGTAAAGTTAGTTGATGAGTTTTTATATGGAATATTTAGATTGATTTTATCAGTTCCAAATACCTTGTTAGATGCGGTCTTAAAATCCTGATTGGCATAATCTTGGTCTAATTGAAAATTAAACTGTAATGTTCCATTTATCAAAGATGTTGTTGGGGATAATGATTGTAATTGGTTATAATCTACTTTTGTCGTCCAATCTAATAACTCACCCTTTCCAAAGTAATCTACAATAGGTTCAATAATAAGAGTATTAGGTTTATCAGGACTTGGAACAACAACCAAGTTAAAATATCTGTTAATAGATGTTATAAAATCTATTTGTTTATAATCATTATCAGGGAACTCCAAAGCGTAATCAAATGTTTGACCTGATACTAAAAATCTTGGGCCTGTGAATATCTCAAACTTGAAGTTTGATATTGTTGCGTTTGTTCCAAAAAAATAAAATTGTATATCAGAATTACCTGTAAAATTAAAGTCCTTTGTGAACTCAACTTGTGTGGTTGATGTTTCATTACTACAAAGTCCATCTTCGCGAAGCACTTGAGTACTAGTATAATCATTATAAAATAATGATACATCAGAACTAGTTTCATTAGTGACCGTACCATTACCACCTGTTATTAAAAGAAACTCACCAATTACGTTATATGGAAGTCCTATGTCTATACTTGGAATAAATCCAGTAGATACAACGCCAGATGAGTTTCTATATTGGTAAGTCAAATTACCAGGGCCAGTATTGATAATAGTAAATCCACAACCACTAAAAAGGTTTCTTTGAGCGGTATAACTAAACTTGAATGTGTATAACCCCGCAAAAAATGGAGGGATATTGATAAACTCTGTAGTTGCTGATAAATTAAGTGTATTACAAATTACTCCTGAACTTGGATTTGTTGAAGCACTTTGTGGACTTGTTGAAAAAAAGAATCCTAGATTTTCATAAGTATAACAGGGTATTATAGCGTTTCTTGAATATACTGTTTCATCTAAAAACTTTAGTGGTAAATAAAATCTCTCAAAATAAGATGTATCAAAGAAATCAGATTGTATCTCATATCCCGCATCACGAACTATACTTGAATATAATTCTTTGATTTGTAGTGTTGGCTTGAAATAATAATCATTAACAGGGGTTCCTGAAAAATCAAAATAACCAAACTTTGGTGTATATGTTAATCCTGATAAGTCAGAGAACTCTACCAAAGGGGTTATTTCAGGTTGTATGAATGGTGAATTACCTGAATAAGAATAACCTATGTTGTATAATCCCCACATCGTTTTTCCATTTTGATATGAATAGTTTGTGGCACCTGTTATTGGAAATAGGTTATAATCCACATTTGATTGTAGTATAACTTGTTCTGTAAATGGGTGTGATAAATGTGATAGGTCAGTTTGTCTTAAAAACTTATCTCCTATGTTTGCTGCTAAATTACCAACTTGATTATAAAATGTAATCTGATAAGTGAAATCTTCACCTTGTATTGTAACCCCATCCAAACGAATATTTCCAACTAGTATCTCATAACCATCCCAAGATATAATCGCATCAAACTTATCATTCGGGTCAAAGTCCAAAGGAACAGAATTGACATCGTAGAAATAATTGAATATGTCGTTATTATTCTTTGTTCCTGGTAAGGTGAATGATTTAGAATAACTTGAGTTTTTTGATGTTATGTCTTGGATTTCTCCAACTGAAAAAGACATCAAGATGTCCTCATCATCAAATAAATCTAAATATTTGTGAACACCTGATATTACTGTACGGATTCTTAAACTCATTAGTAAGGTAAATTATATTGACGGTACGGAGTTAATTTTAATTCTAATTCATATTGAAATACTCTATCGTATTTCTGTTGATACTTTTTCACTTCTTTGTTTAATACTTGAACTGGTATTAAATATGGATAAATAAGTGGTTGGTTATTTTCAGGCGTCCAATCATCTTTAATTACATATACAGTTGGGGATAAAATCAATTCCTCAATTATATCTACATCATTCTGTTTAACAAAGTTAGATGCCACAGTCATAAACTCAATCGCATCTCCATAGTAAGTTGTCTCACTTGAGTCATAACTCTGCATATTCCATACAGTAGAGTTTAATGTTTTTTGAGACCCGTATATCTTCTTACTTGGTGTCTTGGCATACTGACTTTTCTTTGTGAAGGTGAATGTATCCCATACCCCATTTCTATTGATAAACAAGAAATTAACAGGGTCGTTGAAACACTCCTCATCCATCATCTTATATTGTACTATTTCTGATACACCACTAGTACAATTTGTATCACAACCTCCACTAGACAAGTATATCGCCACATCACTATTCGTTCTAAATAGGGGGTTTTGTTTCCAATTTACATAGGCTATTCTCTGCCCCAAGAATGAGTTATAACCAGTTGGATTTGGGGTGAATGAAATAGGTTGTGAATAGATTACATCGTAGTTTAATTGTGAGTTTGTTTGTGTCTTCTGTAATATACTTACAGACTTGACGACAGATGAATTATTGAATAACTCATTCTCACCATACATAAAACCTAATACAATAGGACAAGTATAATAATGACTTCTATATCTTGTTTGTATTGCCGGCCCTCCCAATATAGTCATAGGTCTTGTCTCTTCACCAAATGTCCCCATAAATCTACCAGCAATATTGAATGGAACAATACCGGTATTCATAGCAAAATCATAGACCTTTGTATTCCAAAAGTTATATTGTCCGTTCTTATTGAAACCTGAATAATAATATGTTAGTGCTTGGTTATTTGATACAGCATATCTTTTGTTGTCTTGAACGCCAGGCCATACCATCACACCATAAGGTTGTGTGGAGGCACTTGCTGGACTTATAGTTTGTCCTGTAAACCCTGAATAAACCCCGTAGTTCGTTGTATCTATAATTAAGGTAGTTGTCCCACCTGATGTGTATTGAACCCCAAATATCAAACGATATTCATTAACCTGATAGATATTCTCAAACCCTTCATAACCCCCATTGAAACCATTAGAAAAACTTATGAAATTGATAGGTAAGTTATTGATTGTTGCTTGTGAGGTTTCTTGGTCTACATTTACTAATAATGAGTTTGTTACGGATACAATATAAGGGTCTGATTCTGCTTCACCAGTAGTGGTGTTGTAAATCATAGACATATTACGAGGATTAGGTTTAACAATATTCCTAATGATTGTCTCCACATTAAATATACAATTACCAAACTCGTTGCAGGGGATTAGTAGTCGTCCTATCTTACCCGATTCCTGTGTTGTTCCTGTGGTATTGTTGGGGCCTGAATCGTTCTGATACGGGTTCTTATAGATGTCTACAACCAATCTAATATCGGTGTATGCTGAATAACTATTTAATGCTACATTCCAAGTGTGGTCGGAGTGGGTCTCCGTAACCGATAATGGACTCTGTAATATGGTTAGGTTAAAACTCATTTTTTATACTTTATATTTCTTTTGTTATTGTATTATCAATAAAGTTTTCCACATCTCTACCTATTGCGTCGTATAGTTGTGTAAATTGCTCCTGTAAAAATGGTGGTGGATTTTCTAATACTTCCTCCAATGAGTCATAGGCTTTATCAAATAAATTAGCAGGCCTAATACCGAACTTATGAATATTTGTCTGTATTGCGAATGCCAAACTCCTTATACCACCCTTGGCAAATCTACCTTTAGAATCTCTCTTTTTTAATCCCCTAACTTTAATCCATTCCATCAAGGCTTTAATAGGAACTTTTTTACCACCAGATCTTCTACCAAAATTAACATTCTTGTAATAATTAGCATAAGATATTTCTAATTGCATATTATCACCAGTACCGACCACTTTTGCCTTGAGGCTATTGTATAAATTACCAGTAGCATACTTGTTCCCCATCCCCTTGATATTTGGATTACCATAAGGGTATTTCTTTTGGGTGAGTATTTGTTGGTAGTGTTCTACAAACACCTCACCTAATTCTTGTAGTTCGTCTTTTGTTCCTTCCCACATAGATTATTAGATTTGAGTTGGTGTTGGTGTTGGGGTTGTTGTAGTAGTTGGTGTTGGAGTTATACAAGGGTCAGCAGGGAATGGATTAAACGCCGCAACACATCTATCAAGTGGGGTTCTTGTCTTGATTCTCAAAGTAGCAGAATAACCACATAATAAGTCCTCATATCGTTCTATAAATGGAACGAGGGTTACAGCATCATCAACAAAATAAAACTCGTTATAATTACCATTTGCCTCTGTATATGATAAACGGAACATAGATATAATGTCGTTCATCATTTGTAAAGTATCTGATAAAATATCGGTCATATTATCCATATCCCTTTTCATTATATCCGACACAATCAAGTTAAACTCATAAGTCATAAAGTTGAACTCTTGAATTACATTAGAAGGAATAACATAAAAATATGGATAATATGGGGCTTGGTCTGATAGGTTTACTTCTTTGTCTCTTCTATCAACCTGATAAGAGAACTCGTCCAAATCACCAAACCCATATGAATTGATTTGCTTATGTCTTTCTGCTAATAACCTAAAGTCATCTACAATATTTTTGAGGTTAAGACCTTGAACTGTTTGTGTCATTTTGTTTTCATCATTTTTTTCATCGCTTTATCTTGCTCTTGGTGTAAGTCCATAAGGTAAGACAAATGGTTAAGACAAAGAACAAGGGGCTGAGAAGTAACAGTACTAATTTTCCCAATATCGTTGTCTGCGAGTTGGCTAATCCAGATATAGTATCCCCAAAATTGGCTAAAGCCACCTTCAACCTCATCATCTCCCACTTCAATTTGTTCGTTGAATAAAGTTGAGAAAGTCCTTGTAATAGCCTTTCTGTACTCCACAAAAAAAAAATTGCTCCCTCCACATACTTAAATGGTAATGTCTTGAAACTTTCTATCTTTTTCTTGAAATCAGTTTGTCCGTATTTTGTATCTTTTTCTGTGTATAAATATGCTGCTACTTCATTAAGATTGGCAACCCTATATGATTCCTCTTTATGTAAAAATGTATCAATATCTACAAACTGACCGAAGGAGATATTATCCAAATCTACAAGTGTATATTCAACCTCATTATGAGTGATATTGTAATATACTTCTTTGGATTCCTGATTGAGGTATTTGTATAATTGTTCTCCTACTTTGTTTATCTCGTCAGCATCAGATTCCTTTATTTCATCTGAACTCAAACCAGTCATCACAGAGATTGTCTTTACATACATATCAACCTCATCAAGTATATTTTTATACTTCATAATATCCGACCACATTTCCGTTGTCAGTTCCTTTATATGATATTGTTTGTTATTGTGCTCTATGTATGTTTTATTAGCCATATACTTATAAATATAATTTTTTTATTTCCTTCTTTAATATACAAAAGTCCCCGTATTCCTAAACATCTTCATCTCAAGGACATATCGTAGTGGGTCAATTAAGTGGTTGTAATCGTCTAGTGGTTCATCTAAATTATTACCATTTTTGTCTGTCTTCCAAATGTAGTTCATCAATTCATTATCAAGATTTGTGGAGGTGTTATGGATAAAAAACTCACTTCGTTTAATAAGGTCTATTCCGTGTAATATGGAGTTCTTCTTTACTGGCTTTGCGTTTATACCCTGTCGTCGTAATTCTTCAATAGATTGGGGATTAGCACTATCACAGATGAAATCATCTTTAATGTTTATCCCCAAGTCCTTTATCTTATAGATGAAGTCAGGTATGGTTATGTTCCGTAGATACAACAACTCCTCACAATATATCGCATCATTAAACTTATGAACCTTGATTAAAGTACAGGGGTCTTGGAATCCAAAGTCAATTCCATAACCAAGCAATTTAGACCCCTCTGGCAGGGTTGAATACTTCTGCTGATGTGAGAATACCATTTTGGTGGGAAGTCCTCTCTCACCCAAGCCAAATACCCTCCAAAGGTTCGGATCTCTGTCTTTCAACTTCTCAATCTCTTTGACCTGAACCTCTGATAAAAATGGATTGTCTTTGTAGGTTGTAATATTATAACTCACATCCTCTTGTCCTTCCAAGTCATATATCCACGACTTCCATAGGGAGGGGTTTAAGTCCAATACTGTAAGGTCTGATGTTCTTAACATAAGTTGTATGTATTCATCATAGGAAACCTCTGTTGCCTCGTTGATGAATAAGTAATCCCTTTTTCTACCTCGTAGTTTTGTCTCATCGTCGACCGAGAACCACTCTATCATATTTGTCCCCAACTGATAATATCCATCTACAGAATGCCAGTCATTCTGATTGTATAAGTCAAACTTTATTAGTATCTCCTTGAGGTCTCGTAATACTGACCCCTTGAGTGCTGGTAAAGTTTTTCTCACAATAGATAATGTTTTGTTGTCCTCATTCAATAACTTATAGATAAAGTATATGAGGATATTGTATGTCTTACTGGCTCTTGATGAACCTTGAAATACATTTATCCTCTTATCTGAATTAAGGAGGGTCTCAAATACCGATGTGGTTTGTATCTTCATTATTTCACTTCTATCTTAACAGGTGTGTCCTCTTTTTTTGATTGGATTGCTTCTCTTAATTTTTTATTAAATGACTTGGTTATATTGTCATTCTTTTGTTTCCACGCTTGAACCTTCTGTTTGTGGTTCTTTCGTAATTTTGATTTTGGCATTAGAATAATTTTGTTTGTAATGGTTTATTCTGTTCGTGTTGTATTCTTGCGGATGCTATATCCATATACTCCTGTTCTTTTTCAATTCCTATAAAATTGACCCCACACCTGATTGCCGCTTTGCCTGTTGAACCGCTGCCCATAAACGGATCTAATGTCGTTCCATTTGGAGGGGTAATAAGATTTATCAAGTATCTCATTAGGTCTGTTGGTTTGACTATTTATGTGGGGTGAGCATTAACGCTCACCCCTTCACCGCCCCCAATCGGCTCAAAATATTCCTGTAATTCAACAGGTAATTTATCATATTGATTTTTTGATAATTTCATAAACTTCTGCAATATTATTTTTTATTTGTTTATCAGTTATTCTAATAACTTTATACCCACATTTATTGAGGTATTTATCTTGGCTTATATCTAAACTTTTTCTTTTTGGTTTTTCGTGCCAATATGTTCCGTCCCACTGAATAATAATTTTTTTATCATCCAATAATACATCAACAACAAACTTATCAAACATAGGAACTTGTGTGTGATGATTTATACCAAGTTCATTTAGTATTTGACTTCCTTTTATTTCTAATTTATTCAATCCTTTTTTATTTAATTGTGATAAATTACCTTTCATAGCAGTCAATTTCATATGTTCTTCGTCTTTATTTCTACATTCAATAGAACAATAAGTTGGATTATTAACTAAAGCCCTACTTGGACTCCACTTAAAAATACAATTACATATTTTACAATTATATTCTATTTTATTTCTGCCTTGATATTGATTAGCACATTCAAGATTACAGAAATAATTTTTTCCTTTTTCAATCTCACATTTTCTTTTATAGGTTTTTTCTCCGCAATTTTCACAACTCAAAGATACTCCTGTCATTCTTTCAGGTCTTTTTGATTTTCTATAACATTCCTGACTACAATATTTGGTTGAGTTTTTTGGTGTTCTTTTGGTTGTTTCTTTTTGACAACCTATACAAATAAATGTCCGTTCTGCGTATTGATTTTTCATAGGTCAAATATAAGATTTTATTTTTTCAATAACATCTATATCAACACCATTTTTTAATTTATAGTTCTCAACAATCAACCCTTCGTTTCTATCTTTTTTTGATGTTTTGGGACAATAGAAAAATCTACTTGCTCCACCTTTATCACCATATTCTGGTCCAATAGGTAAATTAGTTCCTTTGTTCCAAATACCACCTGTTCCTTTTTCTAATTTATTTTTTCCACTTTTACTAATACCACTCTGTTCGTCCAATAGTTGTCCCGCCTCTTCATCAAAGATTATGTTTGCTGGAAATCTACCTCCTTCGTGTGTTTCATAATCAGGACTACCATTACCACCTGATATTTTTTCTGTCTCAAATATATTACAGGTTCTGTGTCCTGCTGATGTTTTGTCTCCTTCTCCAATAGTCACCCTTGAACCATCAATATTTATCCCACCTGTTCCATACTTCAATACATTCTCTGCTATGGATTTTTCTGTTAGGGGTTTTCTTGCCATCACTATTGGTTCGTGTGCTGGTTTGAGTGCTGTTCCCCAACCTTCCCATTCACTATTACCTTTTGTAATTGGAACATCAATACTGATATGCTTACCACGATTATCAACATCCATCATAGAACCATTATAGTTAGTAAAATCTTTTCTCTCAACTTCACCAACTACTTCTCTATCATTACCTTCAATCTTGTCTATCGCTTTACCGATGTTATGTGATTTTGGAAATCCAGATCCATAAATCCACATAATTTGGTCTCTAATCTCAAACCCTGCATCTTCAATAGCAACACCCATTCTGTGATATGTCCTACTATGACTAAATGCTAATAGATGTCCTCCTGGTTTCAATACTCTCAAACACTCACTCCAAACATCAGTCCTGAATGCTATGTCCCCTCCGTCCCACTCTTTACCCATAAATCCTTTTGATGCTCGTGCGTATGCTCCATCAGTTCCAAATTGTGCTGGTGCCGAATCTTCTTTACCAAATCTTTTGACTATTGATGTCAGGTGATATGGGGGATCTGTAACCACAGAATCTATTGAATTATCTGGTATTGTTTTCAGGACTTCCAAACAGTCCCCTAATCTTAAATCTATTTTCATATTATCTTTTTTCTAATTTCCAAATATACCCACCTCTTGAATTAAACTTTGTTCTATTGTAGGTTCTCATTATGTCTCCATCTTGGACTCCTGTTGCTTTTGAGGCTTCCATTCTATTTTTGTAGTCCGCAATATAATTTCCATCAAGGTCATATTGAACTACTCTGTATTCATCTAACTCGTCACCTGATAATCTTTTAATTCCAAACTCTGCGTATTTTTCATTCAACTCAAATCCTATAAAGTTTCTATTACCTATTTCTTGACACGCCAATCCAGTCGTCATAATCCCTCCGAATGGGTCAAGGATAATATCTCCCTCATCTGTTAATAAGTTAATATAATACTTTGGTAAGTCCTTATAGAATGGAGCGGGGTGTTTAATTGAATTATCCCTTGCTGCTCCTGCTGTTGAAAATCTTACCACATTATCAGGTCTTACTTTTTCTGGATTATAACCTTCTAATGATTTGTTTTTTATTCTCTCCCCATCAATAATCTCTCCGTGATTTGTTATAGACCAAGAGTTTTTAATCCTTGTTTTTGTTGATTCTTTAGTATCCAATAATACCCTATCCATATAAAACTTTAATTTTTTTTGGTCTTTAACAAAATGGAATATGAACTCTGTATTATTTCTAAATCTCTTTGGTGACCCATTCGGTATTCCATTTCTTTTGTGCCAAATGTAAGTGTCGTAGAACTTTAATTTGGACTCCTTTTGAGAACGATGTATTAATTCGTAAATGAAGGGGTTTCTTAACCCATTAGAGCAATTATCATTTATGTTTAGTATGAAACTACCACTTGGTTTTAAGACCCTGTAAATCTCATTAAAAAGGGGTAATAACCAATCACAATAATCTTGAGGTTTTTTGATTGATATATTCTTGCCATAATTGACAATATCAGCATACGGAGGGGACGTAATAATTAGGTCTATAGAATTATCTTCTATGTCCTTTATCAACTCAAAACAATCCCCATTTCTAATATCTATCATTTACCCTTTGTCTCCATCTGTAAGTTTCCTTACAATTTCTATTTCAATCTTTTTATTCGAGTCCAATTTATCTCCTTGAGTTGTTATATCCACTTTGTTCTCTGCGTTGTTCCACTCGTCCTTAAACTTGTTTCTCATTACCAACGAATAAAGGTTTGAGTTCATCTGTTTTGATGTTCCCGAACCGAATGCTTCTCTTGGTAATCTAGCCCACCACGAGTGAGATAATTGCCTCATCATAGAAACGGATTCCGCAAACTCGGGTTCTTCAATCATCATTCTTGTAAATGTCTCGTTGGAAATGTTTAGATATACCTTACAATCAATATCTAACATACCTTCTTTTCCCATTCTAATCAATTCGTCTTTCCAACCTTTTGGGAACTCATCCATAGTCACCTTTGGTCTACCAATAGGTTTGCCAGTTGGTTTATAAACTCTTTTTGTCATAGTCATTTAGTATTTTTGCCATTTGGTTTATTCTGTCTGTTATTCTTGGAAGACAAACGCTACAAGATGGTTGTAATGTTTCACGATGGTATTTGTTGTGAAACTCGTATAGATATATTTTCTCTTGATATGAGTTTGTAATTCCATTCAGGTAATCCTGTGCTCGTTGAACCTCTTGTCTTGTGAAGGGTGGGACACCATCTCCAATTAGAGTTTCTAAAGTCATCTCTTCTTGAATTATTGTTTCGTTATTTACAACCTTTGTTTTGGTTTGAGGTCTATTTTGTTTACAATTACATCCCATATTATTCTTTTAATTTTTCTTGTCGTCTATCGTTGAGAATGATTTTAACTTTCTTTATATCCCTTGATAAATTATTTATTGGTATTCCAATCTTTTTACTTAATCTAGTTAAATTACAATCTTCAGCGAAATAGTGTAATGTTATTTGACCTAAATACCAGTCATATTGTTTTATCTTTTCTATTTCTTCTAATACCCATTCTATTGTAAGTATTGGGTCAGTATAATAATCATTAGGAATATCTATATTTGACCCGAGTTCAACGAAATTGGTTTTACGATATAAT